TAACACCTACAGTAACACCTACAGTAACACCTACAGTAACACCTACAGTAACACCTACAGTAACACCTACAGTAACACCTACAGTAACACCTACAGTAACACCTACAGTAACACCGACTCCTACACCGACGCCGACGCCGACTCCTACACCGACACCGACTCCTACACCGACGCCGACTCCTAAACCTACGACTAAACCAAAACCAACTGGTGCAGGAACTTTGCCGTCAACGCCTTACGTTGGTTCGGAAACAACGTTCTCGTACAAGAAGGTGGGAGAAGATACCCCCCTCTTAAACCCTTTGTTGTTCCGTCTAGCCGGAGTGCCTACCCCTGATGCCGCGCCAAACACAAGCTTGACACAGATGGAAGAAAAGGCTACAAAGGATAGAGAAGCGCAACAAGATAAAAAGGAAGAGGGCCCCGCAGTGAGCTTATTTGATTATTTTAGTTTTGCCGAAGGTGGCATGGTGCCCGAGCACCCCATGGGCCAGCCTGAGTTCTACTCTGAGGGCGGCGCAGGAACAACATACATCCAAGGCCGCGGGGACGGTACGTCAGACCAGATCCCCGCCATGGTGGCCAACAGTGAGTACGTGTTGCCTGCAGACGTTGTGTCTGCCTTGGGTAATGGCTCCAGTGACTCTGGTGCGGACATCTTGGACCAGTTTATTCAAACCATTCGGGCGCATAAGCACTCTAACGCCCCCGACCAACTACCCCCAGAAAGCAAAGGCCCGCTAGAATACCTGTCTAGCGTGCACATGAAAGGAAGAAGAAAATGAGCGTTTTTGACACCAGCGTAACCGCGTCGGCAACACTACCAACGTGGTTCAGCGACGCACAAAAAGAAATTGGTACAACCGCCAAGACTGTGTACGACACGGCAACACCGTTTAGTAACACAGCCACCGCAAGCATGAGCAAGGACCTGTTTGGCACGCCTAGCACACAGACGTACGGCATGAAAGCGCCTAACAGTGGTGGTCCAAGAACAGAAGATGATTGGAATATGCATAGCTCTATGGCTCTTTATGCTCCCGGCACAGACATGGCAAAAGCAAAGGCTGACTTCTTGGCTGGAGGTCAAGGTGGTGGTGGTGGTGGTGGTGGTGGTGGTTTACCCACACAGTCTAACCCTTTTATGACCGCCATGGACACGCTCCAAGGCGTTGCGTCTGGCGCGGCTAACCCCTTTTTGTCTACCGGCGCACCAAACACACAAACAGCCTTGGGTGGTTTGTTTGCCGCACAGAACGCAAAACTTGACCAGATCTTGCCGGGACTAACTTCACAGGTTGGCGCCGGTGGTATTGGTGGTGGTAACTTTGGTAGTTTGCGTGGCCAGACAGCGGTTAACACGGCCCGCGCAGGCGCGCTGACCACACTGGCAGAACAGCAACACAAAGCCGCTCTGGACGCCCAAGGGTACGCTATTAACGCCGCTAAAGGTGTTGGTGATGTGGGTTCTCAGTACTCTACCTCTGCGATCAACACGGGTAAAGAAGAGATGGGCGCCGACTTGAACCAGTTGGCCAAATACAGTGACCTCATCAACGCCATGGGTCCGACCATGGACAAGACAACCACAACAACCACTAAGGGTAGCACTTACGAAAATCTACTCAAAGGTTTGCAAGCGGCTGGCGCGGCTGGTGTTAGTATTGATAAAATCCTAGGAGGCAATTCAGGCCTTAGTTGGTTGGATGACATTATGAAGTCTGGCGGCGGCAACAACGCAGATTCGATTTATGGTGGTGACACCAGCAAGCCCGGCCACTGGGAAGGTGGCGAGTGGGTTGAAGATTAAGGAATACACAAATGTCTGATAATATACAAGCAGGGCTAGAAGCTGTTAGCAGTGACCCGCAAATTAAAGCAACGATGCCCAAGACTGGCGGGCTTACGCTTGCCGGTCAAAAAGGTGTGTCCTTAAACCCCGCAGACAGTTCTGAGATCCGCGATCGTTTGATGCAGATGATCCAACAGCGTGAAGAGGCCGCCTCTGGCTGGGGTCCTATTATGGAACGCGCCGCTGTGTCCGCAGGCGCCCCCGGCACGTTTGCTCAGAACCTGCAGTCATTCAACACCAACCAACGCAACAAAGAGAAAGAACTCTTTGACATGCGCGTTGGTTTAGCGCAGATGAACACCGAAGAGCAACGCATCAAGCAGGCTCAAGAGCAAGCGGCCGCACAAAAGCAAATGTTTATGAAAACGCTAGGGTTGGATGATACAACCCAAGTAGGCGGTGCTCCTCAAGTAGGCGGTGCTCCTCAAGTAGGCGGTGCTCCTCAAGCAGGTGGTGCTCCTCAAGTAGGGGATGGACTCACCGCACAACAAAAAGCCACGTTGCTTCAAATGTACCAAGTAAACCCTCAAGAGGCACAAAAGCAATACCTTGCTTTGACTAAACAAGACGACATGGTGCGTCGTTTAAGAGCCGCTGGTATACAACCCGGTACCCCAGAATTCAACGCGGCAATGTTTACCAACGTTGTTGGCGCCAGTGCGTTTAATCCACAAGATATTCGCACGCCGGCAACAGCAACCGAACCCGCGGGAACAATGCAAACAACGCCTTATGCGGCGGCCTCTGCAATTCTTCGCGGCGGTCAACGTCCTCCTGCACCCGCACCTGCAACGGCTCCTGTAACAACACCAACAGGCGCTGTGACCCCTGCGGTGGCGCCAACAGGTGCTGTAACCCCTGCGGCACCCGCAATGGCCCCTACCGCTTCTACCGCCCCTGCGGCACCCGCAACGGCCCCTGCAACCTCTTTAGCACCTACACAAAGATCCCCTCATCTCCCCGGGTCTGCAGAAGATATTGCTTGGCACAAAGCCAGAGCAGACGCCGCAATTCAGGTTGAAAAAGAACGGCAAGTTGAGACTAACAAGCAAGCTATTGCTGTGGCCTCTAAAGCGTCTGAAGATTTGCAAACCTCTGCTGATAGCGCAGACAACAACATCATTGTTGCTAACCGCATTTCACAGAACGTTCAAAAGGTTCCTGAGTTGGTTAACTTGTTGGGTAAAGACACGGTGCAGTCCGCCATCCTTAACCTTGCAGACCTAGGACTTAGAACACCAATGGGGTCTATTGGTATCAACGATGTTAACCAGTTGGCAGTACAACTTGATCCAAGTATCAGAAACATTAAAGACCCTAAAGTAAAAGAAGCACGCATGTCTGCGGCGCAACAACTGGCGCGTGACTTTGCGTATCTTTCACTACAAGGCTCAAAGATGATTCAAGGCCAAGGCGCTGTGTCTGACAACGAGCGCGCGTTGATTAAACAGGCCACTGGAGACCCTTCTCGTCTGACAGCACAAAACATTGTCTTGGTTTCTAGGGCCGTTAAATATGAGGCCATGAACGCCAAGGAACGCAGAGACCTTTGGAACAAAATGGAATCAAATGGCATGACATTCCAACAGTTTAGAAAGTCTCCTGAAATGATGGCGCTGAAAAAAGGCCAGTATGAACGCATGTCAAAAGTGCTTGGTTTGTCTAATGCCCCTGCGTTTGATCCTGCAATGGAAAGATCCTAAACATGGAATGGGTTAAATCTTTAAACCCTCAACAGAAGGCTCTGGCGGATAAGGTTGTCAGGGCCGCTGAAAAATACGGCGTGGACCCCGCGTTTGCTTTGTCTACCGCAAAGGCAGAGAACGACGACTTCATGCATAGTGTTAAAAGGAAGTCTGGCAAGGGCGCGATTGGCCTTATGCAGATCATGCCTAACACAGCCAAAGGGTTAAAGATTGACCCCTACAACGTGGACCAAAACATTGACGGCGGCGTTAGGTATTTAAAAGAAAATCTTGACCGCTTTGGTGGTGACAAGATGCTTGCTTCTGTGGCGTATAACTACGGCCCCAACAGCAACTTTTTTAAAAACGGATATTTACCCGACGAGACACGCGGATACATTACAAGAATTACCAAGCACGGCGGCTATGGTGACGTGCCCGTTGGTACGATGCCCACACCCCCGATGCAAAAAATTAGCACAGGAACCCAAGCCATGGCTGAAAAAAAACCTTCATACGAAATTAAAATAGCACCAGTCGACGAGGGCGATTTAGCACCTTGGAATCCTTCTACTACCACAACCGGCGAAAAAGTTGCGTCCAGACAAGTCGGCATAGATGATGCAATTGCCGCGGGTACCGGAGGAGTCGCCGGCGTCATTGCTGGCCACATGTTGCGTCCCCCAACAGAGGAAGAGCAAAGACAACTTTCGCGCGAAACAAGAAACGAACTAACAGCTAACCAACAACGTATCGAACTGGCACAGGCTCAAGCACAGGCCGACGCTATAGCATCAGGTCAACCTGTACAAACACAAGCTCAAACTAGCGCGCCCACGCAAGAGCGCGGGTATGGTACAAAGAATTGGATCTACCAAGAGTACCCACAGCACATTGGCCCAACTGTTGAGTCAATGAACCCCAACACAAAAGCACACGCAGATGAGCTTGCTAGTGTTTTGTCGCAAGGAAATAAAGTTGTAAGAAACATTCCTCAAGGCCCGCTACCAATGCAAGCCTCACCCTTTTCAACTTTTCCTAGCGCAATGCCTCCTCCTGCGCCGCCTGTTGCGCAAACGCCAAACCTTGGTGTGGCTCCAACACGGGCTAACCTTGCAAACCTAGCCCCTCCAAGGCAACTAAACCCTGCTCAATTACAAAGACAGGTTCTTTTAAACAGGGCTAAGAACGTTGGCTCTGGTAAAGTTGGTGGCGGTGTCATGGGCGCTATTGCGGGACAACAGGGTTACGACGCACAACAGAAATTTAACCAAGGCGATTGGGTGGGTGGATTGACCAGCGGAATTACCGGCACCGGCGCCGCGTTAACAATGTCCCCTAATCCTAAATTTAAAGCGCTTGGTGCGGCCGCAACCGCCGCTGGTGGTGGTCTTCATTTGCTTCAAAATATTTTCAACACCGAAGACCAAACCAAATCAACACTGCAACCAGACGGTTCACCGCCTAAGTTAAAAAAAGGTGGTGCAATAAAAAAGCCGGACGGCGGCCTGTCCGCCGTTGAGCACTTTGATGGTGGTGGTCGTACTGGCCTTGCAAAAACTGTAGCAGGTAAAATTGCAGGCGCCTTCGGCCAACCTCCCGGCCAGTTAATCATGCCAACCGCAGAAGAGATTGCAAAGTTTGCACCCAAACCAACACAACAGTTAAAGTTTAGTGAGGCTATTAGGCCCTACCAAGACCACTACCTTGGTGTGCACATGTCTGACAGGCAAGGCACCCACGGCGGTCGTTGGGGTGGCACAGGCTTTCCTAACTTCCAGAACATCAACCCGATTCACGCGGCCAACAAGGCTGTGTGGATGAACGACAGTAAAGCCGCCGCAAACAGGTTGATTGAGACCGCCAGAGAGTTTAATGGCCGTCCTATGATCAACACCAACTACATTGGTAAGCCTGACCAACACAAATCCAACAAGACTGTGTTCAATGACGTGTTTGATTCCTTTAGTAATCGTTACGCTTCCGGCGCGATTCCTGAAGATCATATCAACAGCATTAACGAAGCAATTCGTAACTGGTCCAAGACCGAAGGTAAAGTTAAGAAGCCTGTATTTAGTCAGGCGTTTGACATCCGAGACGCAGACGCTGTCAGAGAGATTGCTGGAAATACTTTTCACGGGCGTAAAGGGATTGCCGACATTCTAGGAAAAGGTGAGGGTACAGGGCGCCAGTTTAAACAAATGCCCGCAGTACCTGACTACTGGAACATCATTGACGCTCACGCAGACCCATTTACCAAGGGTGCGTCTACAAGTTCGGTTGGCACTCGTCTGTTTAGTGTGGATAACATTCCCGCATACCATGGTGGCGATGTGTTGCATCCAGACTATCGTTGGGCCGTAACCGGTCAAGACAAACAGGTTCAATTTCCTGCAGTGCCCCATAAAGTTGCGGTGCCTGATTGGTACAACGAATATGTGGGCCGTCAAAATGCAGAGCCTAGTGGTAATGCTTGGTTGTCTTATCCAAAACGGCCACAGCTTATCAGCAAAGACTACATCACCATGGCAGAGGATGCCGGCTATGCAGAGGGCGGTCAGGTACAGCACTTTGATCGTGGTGGTAAAGTTGGCGCGCTCACGCGTATTGCGGAGTCGGCGTATGACATGCTCAAGCTGACGCCTGAGAAGGTTGACGCGTGGCGCAAGGCCAACGCAAAGCCATATAAGCAACAGCAGGACCCACAACTGGCCCAAGCGCTTGAAGCGTACATGACAGGCAAAATATCACAGGCTGACTACCTGCGGATTATGAACGAGCGCAGGCCAATTCGCCCGTTGACAGAAGTGCCTACCGCGCACTCCAACATTGACATCGTGTCTGCGTTAGACAAAAACAAAGCCGACAAAGGTATTTTGGGTTTGAACCTGCAGGTGCCAGAGGGCATGCGCGTTGGTAACCGCCTTGACATTCCTGCGTACGAGCGATACGGCACCTACGTTGACACAATGCACGACCCCGCAGGCAAACCTATTGGGTATGGTCACACAGGCCATTTAAAAGACGTGGAGTTTCAGTCTGATCCCAACAAGGCCATTCGCGTGGGCCTTGGAACCAGAGAGCAAGCGTTGACCCCCTTGTCTGTAGAAGAGGGTTCAAACAAAGGCCCGTTCGCTATGATGATGGGCAACCAACAAACAACCAAGGACGAAGAGGTCCGCAGGATGCTTGCAGAGGCCTTAAAAGACCCCACATGGCGCCAGATCGGTATGAACCCATACCGCGGGTCACAATTCTACGATAAGGCCGACATGCAACCTGTATGGAGCGCGGCGGAAAAGATTCAGGCCGGCCCACTGGTGCTGGCGCGTGACGTAGAGAAAACATCGTGGAAAGACCCACGACTAAAAACCAAGTACGGCGTGAACTACGCACAGGGTGGTTTGACACACTTATAGGCTTGGGGGAGAAGAGTGGCTACCAAACCACCCCCCTCTTCGCCCTTATTTGCGGTAGCGTGTGTCGATCCAAGACTCTGCCGCAAGCGGGAAATCTCCCGCCCAACTTGGTGGTGTGGTCAAAGACTTCATCACCAATTCTTCAGTTTGTTTCGCGTCTTCTACACGGCATAACGAAAGAATTTCATCATGGATCAGGTTAATCACCGACACGCCTTTACCCTCCAGTTCAAGCGTAGCCTCGGCAAGAAAATCTCTTGCGGTTCCCTGAACGGCGGACTGGAAGATGCTAGACCCAATAAGCTTGTTGCGGCCCCACTTACGGGTGAAAGTGTTCTGACTGGTGACATACACCACGTCAGCCAACTTACCCCATGGCGTGTGCTCCTGAATGACCTCAGGGGCTTGCCAACAAATTAGGCGGCCACTAGGCAGTTGCATCCACATCGCTCCTTTAGCCACTTTTAGCGCGACCTTGCCGGCTTTAAATACACTCCCCGGCTCCTTAATGGCGTCGATGGCCGCTTGGCCCATTAGGAACCAACAGTTCTTCACCTTGGCATAAGACAGCCTGTACGCGTTTACAGCGTTCTCTGCCTGTCCTAGGTCCAACATCACCCCCATGCCTTCAGCGTAGGCCACGAGGCCCTTTGCGCCCTGCCCAAACATGCAACCGAGCACAGCAGACTTGCTGACCTGACGCATGTCCTTGGTCACCTGTTCGTATGGCACCTTGTACAGGCTTGTTGACGCAAATGTCTTGTACTCGTCCAGACCTTGGCGAAACAATTCCACCTTGTCGTTCTGGCCTGCAATCCACGACGCCACCCTGTTCTCGATCGATGACAGGTCCGCGTCCACAAAGGTGTACCCCTCTGGTGCCTTGATGGCGTTGCGCACAATCGACGAGCACGCGTCCATCACGCGGTCACCAAAACGCTCCTTCATGGCCAAGTAGCCGCCATGCTCCAGACCGATCTGCACCGCGTCTGCAATGTCTTGGTCCTTCATCCACAGCGCAGGGCGCGCGATGTTCTGCAGGTTAATACCGCGACTGGCCCAACGTCCTGTAGAGGCGCCGTGGTACACCAGACCATTACGAATGCGTCCGCCCACCTGAACGTCGGCCATTTTATTGAACTTGGTGACAGACGTTTTAGACCCCTCAGAGCGCAACTTCAGCACCTTACTAACGTCTGGGTCGGTGTGGGTCTTCTTAGCCTCGTTCTCAATTGTTTCGGCCTGCATGTCTGTCAACATCACGTTTTTGGACCTGAACCAATTAAGCAGTTGTTCACGCTTGGACACCTCAATGCCACCGGTCAGGCGCGTGATCTCTTCGTTGATGTGGCTCATCTCGTGATCCACCACGTTCATAATGTTGTTCAACTCTGTGGGGTTCACTGGCACGCCGCGTTGGTTGATCTTCTGCGTGGCCACCCAAACAGACTGCTCGGAAGGTGACAGTTTGCGTAACTTTCCGACGATCGCAATTTCGGTCTGCACGTCGCGCTTGCAGTACTCAAGCATCTCGGCCATGATCACTGGGTCTTCGCTGAACGTGCCATCGCGCTTGGGCTTGCTCAGTAGCTGAATGAGCTTCTTACCACGCTTGTCTTTTTGGAAGTCGGCCTGCATCACCTCGCCGGCCGTGTCCAAGTCTTGGGGGATGTTGTTTGCGGCCGCGATGGCCATGGAGTCGATCAGTTGCTCCCACTGGATCTCAGGCCACCCAAAGCGGGTGCCTACGCGGTTCCAAATGTGGTGCTCAAACGACGCATTCCATGCGGCGATTAGGCCTCCATTCGCCGCGTGGTCTAGTACCCACTGGGGTACCTGATCGGGCGTCCACACCTGCACGTCGTCCGCGGTGTACCCTGCGGCTATGCAAATGATTTCTGTTGTGGGGGAGGATGAATAAACATCAAGGCCGTGGACCTTAAGATCGACCCTGCTACGGGTCTCGAAGTCGATTGAAAGAACTGACATAACTGCTCCTAAGGCATGCAGACGAATCTGCGTTAAAAAAAGAGCAGGGAAGTTGCCTCCCCTGCTAAAAGCCCAACCAAGGACTCACCATGAAACACCCTCAAACTATAACATAGATTTTGTGCGTTTTTGAATTTCGCGCTCAATGTACCATTTAGCTTTCTTCAAGTCCTCAATGGCATCTTTCTTCAAGTCACAGCGCCAGATGTATTTAATTGCGTTACCTAGGTTAAACCCCATGTGTTCAGTAACTTGGATGCACTCAATACCGGACGGGTGTTCCGTGTAGTGAGGGGGCTTATTAACTACATCTGGTTCGCTCATTTGAAAGCGCTCAGTGCGTACTGGTGCAAATGGGCCCACAAACCCATGGCAATAAAGCCAAGGTAGGCGGCGCCAATTATTCCCACCAACATGGTAAAAGCACCGAGAACGTTTTCAAAAATCCGTAAAATTTTATCTTTCATCTTTGCTCCTTAAAGTTCGCATACGCCGGCCACACAGGCAAGCATTTGAGCGCCTTCCACATTATCGGTGTTTTCGGCAAACTTTGCCCACTCGATTGTTGGCATTTGCGCCAACAGTGTGTCGTACTCTTCTTTGGTGCACTCTTCGTACGGGGCCTGTCTGTACGTGCCGCCGTCGTGGGGCAAGAACGACACGCCTGACATTTCGTCAAAGTGGTCCCAAACAAACGCGCCCACCTTAGGCCACTCGCTCTCTTTGACCGAGATGGTCACAGAGGGCTTGTGCTCACACCAGTGGCGTTGGTACGTCAGCCACAGACCCAAGTGGTCAATCGCGTCAATGTCGTCGCGTGTGGTCAAACCCTCTGGCGCCTTTTGTGGGAAGCTGAACACGATCGTGTTGTTGGGCTTCATCACACAGGGCTCGTTGGGGATGCCTTGGGTAACCAAGAACTGAGACAGTGGGTCCTTCATGTCACCACGTACGCGGCGGATGTAGTAGGGCGAGTGGCGTGGGTGAATGCCGCTTGCTGTGTCTGTCAACTGGCTCACTGTACCACTGGGCTTAACGGCTGTAATAGCTGTTGAGCGTGGGATACCGAGCAGGTCTGCAAACTCAGCGTTGGCCTCTTCAGCAACCAAACGCAACTGGGGCAACCACAACGCGGCGCCGTCTGGGTTGCTCGTAACCTTGTGGTCGTAGATGCCGGTCAAAGACACACCCAACAAACGCTCTTCTTCGGTGTTTCGTTGCCAGACCTTACGTAGGTATGGGAAGTGTGTGAACGTGGCCTGTATGGTGCCTAAAATGGCCGCCATGCGCACCTTCTGCTTCAGACTCTCCAGTGTGTCTTCAGGACGCACCATCACCTCTGTCAAATTACAGAACTGGTAGGGGCGCAGAATGATCTCACTGCAGGGGTTTGTACCAAACTCAAAGTTGGGGTCACGCTTGCCGTACTTGGCCACAGCGGCCTTTGCGGCCTCTCGGTTAAAGATACCGCGCTCGCCTGAGTGGCTGTTGTACAGTGACGTCCACTCTTCCAAGAACGTGCCCACAGTGGGCTTGACGTCGTACACAGCGCTGTTGTTGGCCAGTGCGCGGTGTCCTGCTGTCTCCCACCAGTTACCGGACTTAGCGTGGCGGATGCGCTCGTCGTTCAGGTCGGACAAAGAGATCATGGCAGAACGGCGCACGCCACCCACCACAACAACCTCACCGATCTTGCACATCAGGTCGTGGCACTCAAGCGTGTTCAGCTTGCGGCCCTGTGCGGCCTTGAAGATTTTGATTGTGAAGTGGAACAGGTCAACCAGTGGCTCTGGACCGGATGCGCGGCCACCAAAGGTCTTCAGGGGCGTGCCTGCGGCGCGTACCTTGCTCACGTCCCATTTTGGGACCTCGCCGGCGTACAGGTTGGCTAACAGCAGGCGGTAAGACTTGGCCCAACCTTCTTTGCTGTCGTGCACGTTGATAACGTGGTTGGACTCAAACAGGCGCTCTGGCACGTCCGGCAGTTTGTTGGTGTACTTAGATTCCACAGAGAAGCCGACACCTGTACCACAGAGCAGAATGAACATGGCTTCGTCAAATGATTTGACGTCGTCCACGGGGAGGTATGAGCAGTTGTATACACAGGTGTTGTCACGATCGGCGGCTTTTCCAGAGGTCATCATGGCGCGCATTGACGGCATGATGTGATGGCCAGATATGGCGTTAAAAATGTCTTGCTTCATTGAAGAATCAAGCTTGGGGGTCTTTTCAAAAACGTAGTTCACGTAGCGGCTTACAGTTTCGTTCCAGTCCTCACGTCGATTTTGATCTGGCATGAACTTAGCGTAACGGCTCTTGTGAATGTATTGTTGGTATTGGTTCATTTTATGGTGATAAATTTTAGAGACAAAAAAAGCCCACGCGTGAGAGTGGGCGTCGGGTGCAACAGAATTTATTGTTCTGCTGTTTCTTTTGCTTTGGTGGCTTGTTCAGCCTCCAACGCTTCTGCTTGTGGGCGGCCTTGGTCAACAATGGCCATGATGGTCATGTTCACGTCAGCAAAGGGAAGTCTACCCAACAAACTGAGAATGTGGTTAGTTTCATCGACAGAAAATTCAAATTTGATCATAATAAATGTTCAGTATATTAAACAATTTAGGGTTGTAGCTTATAAGCTACAACCCACCAACCTACTTAGACCGCGAAGTCCGAAGCGGCAGAAGAACCACCGCCCAAACGATCGCCGTCAGACAACTTTTGCAAGTTGCTCAAACCGCAGGCAATACCCTTGGAGCCCTGTTGGTTGTACGCGTAGAATGTCAAAGACGCTCTGCCGTAGCAACCAGAATACAACTCTTCTGGGTCAATGATCGGGTTCAAATCAGCGTCAACAACACCGGGCTTTTGGTACGTGTTGGCGTTGATGAAATACGAATTTGCGTACGCAGGGTCGTCCTTCTCAGCATCACCATCACGCAGGCCGCCTTTAAGGCCTTTAGGCACTGCACCACCAAAAAGAGTAGCGCTTGCGGCTTTGGCTTTTTCAAACGCCGCGTTGACTCTGTCAATCGTGTCCTTGTCTTTCTTGTCAATAATAATCGACACAGAAAACTTAGGTGTCATCCCCTCTTCCATTGCAACGGCTTTGAACACGTTGACATAAGAAAAACGAACTTTACCGGTAACCACTTTTTCACTAACTTTGGCCATCTTGGCCTCCTTGTTTACTTGTTCGAGAGCCTTTAAAAAGGGCGGCTCCCAATACCCTACTTACGCAAAATCTTCTCTGGCTTTTGACGGGACCAACTTGGGCTCGCCTGCAGGTTTGACAATCAGGTCACCAAGAATATCTTGGAGGTGCCCTTTGCCCACTTGCTTTTCCAATTGTGCCACAGATTTTAAACTGGGTGTGGTGAATATATCATCAAACCCTGCTTTCTGCAACTTTTTAGCCGCGTCCTCTTGCGCCTCTATTTTACGATTTGTGCTTGTCTGCCCCAACTCGTAACCAGTAGGCACTATGCCATGGTCCGTTGCCTGTGTCAACATATATTCTTCAACATCGGAAAGCCACTTGCGTGTCTTTGCCGCGTCTGAGAGTATCTTCATCAACTCGGTTTCTGACAGAAGTGCAGGCGCCTTAAAATCAGCCGCCGCGGCCACGTTGTTAAAGTCTGCGCGGGCCCTGCACTGTGACTTGGCTCGACAGAATTGACAGTGGCTTCCTGCCATGAACTCCCCTTGGCCGGCGTGTGCCTTTTTGGCCTTGGGTTTTACTACATGCACGGCCCAGTCTTGCAAACTTTCTAGCGTCACTGTTTCGGTGGTGATGCTGTCCAGTCGGGGTTGGTGAATGGTGTATTCGACGTGGGTAATGTTTGGGTGCTCGTCCTTGTACTTGTACCAACCACCAAGGCCATACAGCCTCAGTTGCGGGTTGTCCGCGGCGTCCACCGGCACTCCCTTGCCGAATTTCAGGTCGATTACTCGAACCTTGTTCTCGCTCATTATGACCACGTCGGCTGTGCCGAAGCCGTCAGGCACCCACTCACTGAAGTCCACTCGTTGCTCAAAGTAAGGGGTATCACCCTCGCCAATTTGCGAACGAACGTAGAGCACGTAGTTGTCTACATGCGCTTCAAAGTCTTCGTCGTAGTAAGGTGTTGCCTTGACCTCTGCAATCGCCTCGTTGTACTCCTTGGCCGTCATCTGTCCAAAATGCCGGCGTAGCTTGGCCTCTGCCATGGTGTGGGCTGTGGTGCCCTCTTGGCTGAAGTCGAACGCGCCGGCTTTTCGTTTAGGTTCGGGGAGTGAGGCCTCTAGTCGCGCGCTAGGTGTACATGACATCCAACGTTTGGACCCTGAGGCACTGAGTAGTGCATGTGTAGCGATGATGCTCTCCTTTATGCAAAGGTGAAAAAGCCCCTCTCGGGGCTTACGAAATGTCGGTACTTATTGACAAGTACCGACGTATTGTTACGCCGCTTTTTTGAGCGCCGTAATCAAGTCGGTAACCGCACCTGAAAAATCCAACACGACGTCCGCCTTGACTTCAAGCTTACTGCTCTTGTCGTCGCGGTAGTCAGAGGGGAATTGACCCCTCAACGCGATCTCAGCCACCCTGCTGTTAAAGGCCTTGTTCTCCACGTTGGCAAGCAACTGGGTTTCCCAGTACGCCTGTGAGTGGGTAATGGCCATGTCCAGTGCTTCCGCAAACTCTGGGTGGTTTTTCTTGAACGTCTGCGCGGCCGCGGAACTGATTCCGACGCTTGCAAACATCATTTTTTGGGACGCGCCTACCTTGCCCAACTCTATCAGTTGGTCGCACATCTCCGTCTTGAACTCGTATTTGGATTTCGTTGCCATGGTGTATACCTTATATTCAAGGCCTAAAAAGGCCTTTCCTATATAGAATTACCCATTTTGCGAGGGCTTTTCGACCTTCTGCACCTGAGTATTTGCGTCTCGCACCTGCGCACGGGCCTTGGCTTCGCGTAATGCCTCGTTTACCACTAATCGTGTCACCGCTCCGGCCATTTCCTGAATGCGTTGCTCTTTTGGTTTTACGCCCAAAGATGTTAATAAATTTGTTGCTTCGTTTGCCATTATGCTAATCCTTTTGTTTGCTGTTCTCTAAACTTGCGTAAATCTCGCAGTATGAAATCACATTCGTCTTCGTTCTCAAAGTGCCAGATTGACAGCACGTCTTGCCCGTTTTCAAACGTGGGATGTTTAACGTCAAGCTGAATGTCTATTGTAGGCCATCCTTGCTTGACATACTCCACTATGTACCCGTTCACAATTTTAACTCCTTTCGTATCTTAGCAACCGCCGCCGCAAAATGGTAGCGCCAGTATTTTTGGGTCACTGCCAGATCATGGTAGTTGTACCCTGACAGGTGCGCCTCAATGATTTCCCTCTGTTGTGGGGTCAGCTTCTCCGCCACGACGTTGTACACGTCTTGGATGGTGTCTGGCCCCCACGGCGCCCAACCCATGCCGCCGGTGGTAGGTTCGGAGGACGAATCCTCGTGCTCAAGAGGATCCGGCTCTTCGTCTGAAAGCCTGCGGATGGTGGCGTTTACTTTGATCATTGAAGTTTGAGCGCGTTCATTAACGCGTTTTGCATATCGATCTTCCCTTCTAGCACGTCCATGACCTGACTGTCAATACTTTTTTGCATTGTCAGGTGATGAATAATTACAGGCTTTTCTTGCCCCTGCCTAAACAGGCGCGCGTTGGCTTGTAGGTAGTCTTCACTGGACCATGGTAGGTCAAACCAAACAATCTGGGCTGTATCTTCCACGTTGCACTGCAGGTTCAGGCCAATTCCCACGCTTTTAGGGTGGCAAAGTAGCACTGGGACCTTACCAGAGCGCCATAGAGCGATTGTTTTCTCGTCGTCAGGGCTGAGTAGCACCGCGTCAGGAAAAACGCCCTGAAGCCGTTTTAGGCTGTGTTTGAAGTTGTAGAACACAATTGTGGGTGTGTCGTCCAACATGTCGGTCAGGTATTCCAGTTTTGTGTCGTGGATGTGCACCACCTCCTTCGTTTCAGAATAAATGGCCCCCGCGGTCATTTGCAGTAGCTTGCCTGTGAGCACGCCGGCAGACGCCGCGGTCAGGGTCTCCGCGTCCACCTCCACCACCATCTCTTTGCGCATGGTGTTGTAGGCCTGTTTGGGCCCCTTCTCCCACTCAATGGTGTGCACAATGTCCTGACGCTGTGGCATGGTCAGATAGTCCTCCTTGCGCAGGGACACGCAAATGTCCCCAATCAGGGCGTCAATCTGCTCCTTTGCGTTTGGTTTTAGCTTCCAACTCCAGACCATCCCCGTTCTGCGATCCCTTGTGTCTGGCTCGAAGAATTTCTCCTTGTATGAAGTCATCGATTTCCCGAGTCGTTGGCCTAAATCCAATATACCTACTTGGGTCCACAGGTCTAAGTACGATTTCGGGGTCGGTGTTCCTGTAAGTATGTACCTGTGCTCGAAGTTTTTCAATTGTCCCTTCAAGGTCTTCCATCGTTTCGAGGATGGATTCTTGAACCTGCTTGACTCGTCGATCACTAATGTCTTCCAACGCGGTAATGAGGCTTGCTCGAACAGCCAGACCACGTTCTCGACATTGATCAAATACGCGGTCGAATCGCTCTGCAACGCTTTCAGCCTCTCTTGTGGACTTCCCACAATAAGGGCAAACTTCATCTTCTCTGTGTGTGTCCAATTTTCTGCCTCCTGTTTCCAAACATTTTTAATGACGGCCTTCGGCCCAATGATCAGCGTCTTGCCCTCAAGTTGGCTGAGTATTGTCAGGGCCGTTATCGTCTTGCCCAGTCCCATGTCCATCAGCAGTCCCATGTGCGGTTGTGTCTTGCTCTCCTGCACTAGGCGCTGTTGGTAGGGGTGTAAATTTTTTAATGTCAACATCAATAGCCTGCTCTTTCCCTTGCTGTAACGTCGTTAACAATGCGATGGCGCGTTGGACGAGTGATGTAGGTATTTGCAGGGTCGCCAAGTGGGGGCGGTCGTGCACCTCCATTGTTTACCTCCTTTATCTTTTCGTGTGTCCAGTCCGCAACCTTGTACAACTCGTCTTGGGTTGCGTTGGATTTGATTGTGTTTGCTCTGTTACTTAACCATGCCACGTTGCCTTTGACATACCCCTTTTCAGGAATGATTTTGTCTAGGCTTGGTGAATCAGGGCCGCTCGATCCCACAGTGCCCGACTGCCCATAACCCCAAAGAATCTTGGTCCTGAACACCGGACAGTATTCCGGCGCGATTGCGCACAGGTAGTTGTGATCCAACTCAAATGGAATACCTGCGGCAGTGGCGCGTCGTTTAACGTTATACATTGTTTTGGCAATGTGTATTCGTTTTTTAATTTCGTGGGCTTCGTCGTCGGTCATAGTTGGTCAATGAATTGGTCTACGTCTTGTTCGCTTGATAGCACGTGGGTTTTCACCCCCCGCGCCAACAACTCCTTGATCATCAACTCCTGTCTTGCGCTTAGTTTTCCCTTTGGGTCCTTCAACTCCACTGGGATCACTTGGCTGTTGTAGAACACTAGCCTGTCCGGCACCCCCGTCATCGACGGGCTTACCCACTTCAGGCACAGGCCCCCCTTCTCCTTTATCTTTTTTACCAGTCTTTGTTCGATTTTCTTTTCGTTTTGCAATCTTGGCAACCTCCACTAAACAGGCCGTGAACATTTGACGCACCAACCATTCGGTCAGGTACGCCCGTGACTCTTCACCAAAATCCTCCACGTCTTCACCAATGTGCTCTAACACACGCGCCACCACGTGTGTGGCCTCATGCGCCACGACACTGGCCAGCAGGGCCGCGTTGTCAACACACTCGACCAAATTGAACACCACGATAACAATAGCCTCTTTAGATGTAGAGAAGCTGTGTGTCTCCGCGATGCCCAACTCCAGTGGCGCCATCTCTGGCTGTGCCGCAATGCCGTGGTCCTTCAGCACCTTGTAAAACGCCTGTGATGTAAAGCACATCTTTACAGGCACGGGAAAGAAACCTACGTCAACATGAAAATATGCGTTGCTCAAAATATCTCCTCGCGTTCAAAGTTGCTGATACTGTCCACGTACTTCTGTGCTTTTGGTTTCAGCTTCAAACCAAGGTACACGTTGGTCAACTCACCCTCAATGCGCACCCTTGCGGCCGTCACGCGATGGTCCTGCGTTGCCGCAAGAAACCTGCGCTTGAACGCCATGTCACTTCCGGGCGGTATGTTCTTTGCAGTGGCCCATTTGCGCCAACACACGAACACGTCGTCCTTCAACGAATGCGCCTCTAGGTCGTAGTCCAGTGCGTCTGTCACGAACGACCCAATGGGGTTACCTAACTCCTCCATCAACTCCAGTAACTCGCGCCCTGTTGTTGGTTGTTGGAACCGCTGACCCTCACGTGCCATGCGACGTTGCTGTCCTGCAATGGCCCAGTTAAAAATGGCAGGCAACTCTTTGGCCAACTTGTCGGCCAACATGGTGTCCTCTTTGCCGTAAAAACTGTTGCTCATCTTCAGCACAATCATGCGCCCTGTTAACGCGTTTGAATTTTCTGTTAACTGCAAGGCCTCGTTAGAGTAGATCACAATGCGCGTTGGCAAATAACCACTCCAAGCTTCCTTGTTTTTTCTGTTCACAGTCACAGTATCCCCGCCAACAATCCGGAGCAACTGGCTCACTACAGCACCCCTGTTGCGCTCCGGTGCTCGTGCGTCCGTGAAACTCGCTAGCAGTTTTCCTAGCCATGGTTGAAGTCCAAAAGTATCGCATAACTCATCCAGTTGTGGCGCCACTGTGTTGTGTTGCCCCAAGAGGCTTACGAGCACCTTGTTGATCGTTCCCTTGCCAGAGCGGCGCGGTCCTATGATGTTAAAGAATTTCTGCTGTGATGAATCACCGCTCAGAATGTAGCCGAACATCTCCTGCAGGCAGGTAATGCTCTCAGGATCGTCGTTCCAAATGTCCTGCAAGAAACGCTCCCACGTTGGGCACGTAGCGTCAGGGTCATAAGCAAACGGCAAACTGTTCTGCGTAAAGAATCCCAAGCTGTGTGGGATCAACACGTTTTGCTCAGTGTGAAAAATGCCGTTCTCAAGTGACACCAGTTTGCTCGGGTCTGGTCTGTCCTTACCATACCCCTCAAGCCACACCGGTGGTTTGGTGTTGGCCGTGTTGGGTAGGTGGGTGACTGCGTGCACCGCGTCTAGGATCGCAGACACGTGCGCAGGCGTCGGGTTGAACGGCATCAGGTTTTGCTTCTTGTCGTACTTCTTGCACCGGTCCAAGAACGTGTACAGCAGGGACCGCACTGTGGCCTCTTCAATGTCTTGGTAGTGTGTGCCCCTGTACTGGAACATGTCGTTCGCGTACGTGGTCAATGACGTGCCTTCCTCGCACGTGAACTGACTGGCCAAGAACTCTTTGGCGTGGTTCAAAGGCCCTCCTGTGAGCACCTTCTCCCCGTTGGCCACCACCGCGGCCTCTTTGGTCTTGTTGACCTTGAACACCAGTGACCGGAGGGTCGTGCCACCGGTGCCGCCGAAGCTGTCCCATTTGGCCGCACACTGTCCGGCCGCGTAGGACCCGCAGGCGCCGTCGTTATCAGACCACCGGTCCCACAACTCCAGTGCCTCGTAGTCGCCACCAAACTGGTGGTGCAGGGCCATACCCACCGCCAACCATTCTGTGTACCCACAGTCAGGGTCCAACTGTGTCAACAGGTCGGTCTCTACGCGGGCCAAGTCCCACCCGTCCAGTGGTGGGCTGTAGTCTGCAAACGAATCGCCTGATCGGTAACTTCTACGCGCAGGCACAATGTGTTGCAGGTCCTGTTCCTGATCGGGAATGTTGCCACCTAGTGTGTGGCCTGTCACTGTGAAGTAACGGCCCTTGGGGTATATCTCTAAACCCTTCTCGTGGTCAACGTGCGCGGCGTGTAGCTGTGCACGTGTAAAGATCTTAATGCCGGTGCCTGAGGGGCTTACTTCTGCGTACCCCAAGACTGCGTCTTTAATGGCTTGCGCTTCAGGCGTAAGAGACGTTGGACCCTGAACGGCATCCACGCAGTCGTCCAAGTCAATGCCCATGATGCCGTCGCTACCATCAAAGACAAAACCAACACCATCGAAGCGGCCAGTTTGATAAGCTTCTTGTGCATGTAAAAAATCACACCATGTTGTTGGGTTTGTGGAACTTGCTGACGATCCATTTGATTGCAGTGGTAACTTTGACCACCGCTTGTTCGACTCTTCTCCAACCTCGACTAACCTCCACAAAACCCAACGGGAGATTTTCTTGAGGCTGATCGGGATGTTCTCGAATTGAACCGCTAGTGCTGTTGGTTTGTTCATGTGTTTGCGCCTTTGTGTTTGGTGAGTAGTTTATCATTTTTTGACACCTCTCAGTGTGTCGTACGCTGTTTCCCGCGCCTGCTTCATTTCCATGAGACCTAATTCGGTCTCTTTAATCTGCTCGTCCATCTCGTTAATAACCGCCTGCCCGTACTTCTCCGCGGCCTCCTCGGCTGTCAGGTCATCGCGTGATGCTTTACCGAGCACGCTGTCTTTGTCTTCCATCTCGTGGTACCCAAATTGTACAAGCCCCTGCATTTCCATTATGGTGATTACCACCATAGGCATGATTAGCACGATGGCCAGTGCTGTGATGGGGTCTAAAAAATACCCGACCACTGACGCCAGTATGGCACCAAATAAATAGATTGCGTAAATTATTTTTTTCATCCGATTTCCTGACACATTTTTAAAGCCTCGATCACCAACTCGTTTATGTTGGCCATTATTTCTTTGCCGTCTGCCTCGTACTTGTAGTGCAGGCGCAGTTGTTCTGATATGTCCAGTAGCGCAAAGATCGCGTCCTGCCCGTGCAGGGCGTGTCGCAGTTTGTCCTCGTCGTCGGGGTACTCGAACTCAAGTATTGCCTTCATTTGCTTGCTCCTTTTCGTTTAATGCTTTGGTCCAAACACGAATGTAATTACAGTCTGCTCTTGCAGGACACTTTTCGCAGTCTGGTTTTTGGCTACTTGTATTGTCTCCCCTGTTGCGGTACATGTACAGCGCTTTTTGCAGTCTGTAAATTGGAAACTTTTCGGCAATTTGCATGAACAGGTCGCCATCTTCGCAGGTCTTTATGATGGCAATTTTTTCGTTGAACCCATGAATGTATTTGAACACCTTCGCGCGGTACATACCAAAGTGGCGCCACCCGTGTTGATACAACTTTTTATTGTCGTATGTTGGGCTTGCTGAGTAGTACTCTACCTCGTTCTTGATGCTGACCTGAACCATGTCTGAGTAGATTAGCATGGTGTCCGGCCGCGCCTTGAACGCGTTGACCATCTCCTCGATGGCCCACCGCTCCAACATGTCGTCGCTGTCCAAGTGGCCGATCAGGTCGCCTGTGGCCAAGTTGGCCAGTATCTGCCTTGTTCGGTTGATACCTTTGTTGACCTCGTTTCGACCGACAAGAATCCTGTCGTCATCCTGTGCCAGTGCGTTGGCCAACTCGTAACTGCCGTCTGTTGACCCGTCGTCTTGAATTAACAATTCCCAATCGTCATACGTTTGGTTTTGTACGCTTTCAATCGCCGCTTTGATGTACGCCACTGTGTTGTAGCATGGCATCATAATCGTGACCTTCACGCTTTGCTCCAATCGTAGTCGTCGTCGTCCTCGCCAGCGCGTGCGCGTTCTTCAAAAATGTATTTGGGTTGGTAGTTTTGCGTGTAGTCTGCCCACGCCTCTTCGTATTTAATGTATTCCGAATTTGGAATAAAGAGGGGCGTCAGGCGCCCGTCCTCTTTGACTGAACCTAGACAACGTGTGGCGGGTGTGCGCGTTGCGCGCCACACCTTTCTCGCCCGTCGCACACGTAACCACGCCTCCCTGACCTCCTCGGTCCATTGTGCCGCCTTCTCGGGCGGTAACTTCTTTAGGTTGGCTTCGTATTGCATGCGCTCGTTGTCTGTCATATCACTCCTTTGGTGTCAACATTTTGCCTTCAGCGATGGCGGTTTTGAGCACGCCAATGAACGCAAAATTTAGCAGGTACCTTGTTGCCAGTGGGCCCATGTTAATGGTGCACTCACAGGACCCGTCCTCGTTCTCTTTGACTGTCTCTACGTTGATGTAGTCAAAATCTTTAATGTCAACTTCTGAGATCATAATCAACTCGCTAGTTTGTACAGGCCGACGTTTGCAAACGCGTAGCCTAGGTACGTTAGACACATGGGTGTGTTGCCTTTGAGCCCCTGCTCAACTGCCACGCCCGCATAGATTAGCCCCGTCAGGGCTATTAGCCACCCGCTCATACTCGGCCTCCACAAGTTTAGTGAATTTTTTTAACTCTTTGTCGTAGTCACAGGACCAGTCTATCGTGGCACCCTTCGGTTTCCAGTCACAGTCCGACCACATGACAAAACCCGCCTGTTCTGCTAATTGTAGCATTCTAGCACGTTTCATGCCAACCCCCTGTATGTCAACTCGGGGCACTGGTAGGTGGTGCCCTTCCAGTCTGCGTGGTACGCGCTCTTGACCTTGTTGGCCTCGAACTCGGCCGCTTGTTTGGCCTTTAGCGCCCGTCTGTACGCGTTCACCTTGTCCCTGTTGGCCTTGTCCCGCTCGCGCTCTGTCTCGCGCTTGCGTTCTAGGCGCTTTCGGTTTGCTTCCCACACGTCTCTAATATCGCCTTTAGCCATGGTTCTTCTCCTTCAGTTTTGTTTCGATTAGCCTAGCAAATCGAATCGCTTGCCAGTCCTCTTCAATGATAAATTCAAAACACGCCTCAATCTCCTCGTCTGTCAGTGGCCTCCACGGGCGCGCATACTCCTGAATGTCATCGTCGTCGTAGCTCATGTCATCCCCTTCTTAGCGCATGGTGCGCGTTGTGCGAACACTGCCGCCAGTAGGTGGTCGGCGCCCCTGTTGGGCCCGTGGTACCGCTCCAGTCCCTCACGCGTCCACTTGAGCAGGG